TCCAAACTAATCTCCACCAATCACGAAGTGTTTTGTAGACATAAAGTTCGTTAGCATCATTTAAGTTCAAAGAGAAGTCGATCGTTAAGTCAACTGTAGTTCCTGAAGGAACACCAGAAGCATACGAACGAGTTGCCCATTTATATTTTTGTTCAACAACCTCTGATCCTTTATCTTGAGTCAAACCGCCAATTTTGTTAACATGTTCGATCAAAATATCAGAACCGGATATCCCATTAGGGGCTAATACGGTTACCTCGAAGAGGTTTTGATACATTGGTTCGTAATACTTAGTAGCGGCTTTGCTATTTAAGAAATGTGATAAACCTGCCATTGTATGTTTTTGTTTATTTTCGTTTAATTATTTATCTAAGTGATCCCGGAAGAGATCCATAAGAATCTCTTCCAAGTCACAAATTGTTATATGAAGTTACCTGTTGCGATAGCTCCAGTTTTTAGAATTGTTGTTCTGTGTACTAGAATACCCATTCCTCTAACAGGTTCGATGTAAGTATCTAAGATACCAATATTAGAATCAATTACCTCGTTAGTGTTATTAGTACTATCCATGATGTTTTGGAAGTCGAATACACCTCCATCAGAAAGAATCTGAGTTAAGAAGTTATCTGCCAAAGTTTTAATTTCTAAACGATTTTGAGCAGTATTGAATTCCCAACGGTAATTTTTAAGAATAGCTTCAATTCCATCTTGAATGTAAATTAATAACTCTCTAACGTGAATTTGAGAAAGAGCAGATTTTACATTTTGTTGAGCAGTTTGGTTAGCATTAATAACTAGTCCAAATCCACGTTTGTTCAAGATTGCATTGTAACCAAATGGTTCGATGAAGTCTAGATCTGTACGATCGAATGCATATTCAACTCCAACAATACCTTGACCTGTAACGATACCTCTACGAGGACCAGCTACAATCGAATAAGGAAGAGCTAAATTATATTTGTCGATATACAAGTTAGATATCTGAGCAGCAGGTGGAATTGACATATTTCTTCCAGCCTCTCTTATAATTAAGTTAGGACCGTAGAATGCTGAGTAGTTAGCTCCATCTGCAATACCAGGAAGTGTAAACACATTTGATGGGTTAAGATCAAGATTACCTCCAGTTGCAATATACTTAGGATCAAAAGATGATGTAGAATCAAATTTGAATAGAGGGTTAACTGAATCTCTGAATTCTTTCACCGATGGCATATTACAAATTGCTAAAGAAGACATTTGTCGTTTAGCCAAACGAGTTAGACGAATTTTTGAAGCAGGCTCGATTCCACCTTCGAACGAATCGACGATGTAACGATATGTGATAACATCTCTATCAGTTAATGTAGCTGCAATGTTTGTATCATACATTACGTCTAGAATTTCATTTTGACGAGTTAACGTTCCATCAGGAACTTGAGCAGCTCTTAAAGTATATCCAGAAAGTGCATGAATATGGTAATGATTAACGAAGTTTTCTACTGCTTTATATCTTTCGATTTCGTATTTAGCAGTTAAAGAATTGAATCTTAGGAAGATAGGATCGTTAGTAATTACTTTGATTTTTTTGTAATCAACCGATGTAGGATCTTTAATCTCAGAAACCGTAATGATTTTAGTTAAACGAGATTTTCCAGTTACAGGAGATGTTTCAGTAGCAGCTCCGGTTCCTCCAAAGTTCATTACTAAATAATCACCAACTGCAATTTTACCATTGTAATCTCCGTTTGTATTGTCTAACCAAATCGTAGTTACTGGATCTGTATAAGAACCATAAACCTCAAGAGATTCATTGATAGCTCCGGTAAATGTATTAACCGTATAAGTAGGTTGAATTGCGATTGGAACAGGTAAAGTTAAAGCCTCATCAGAATAAGCATTAACCACTACGTAATTAATTACTGATGAGAAGATTGGAGCTTCGGCTCCAAATACGTTTTCATTTGAACATATAGTTCCAATAGCGGTTGTATCGAAATTAGTTTCGTTGAATCTAGAGAATTCAGCATAAGCAAAAGCAGTTCCTCCAATAGTAATTCTATCTGCATCAGTAATGATACCTGAAAGATTATCTTGGTACATATCAGATTCAACTAGTGCGAATACATCGGTTGCATCTCCAAAAGTATGAACTAATGAAGGGATGATAGGTAAAGAAGCAGTTCCGGTAAGTGGACCAGAAACTCCAGATTCGATTACATAGAAGCTAGAAGAAGTTGCCGTAGGACCAGTAACTCCTGTATCTGCTTTAAGAGATATTTTAAGAGTTAACGTATCTAAAGCTTCATCATATTTTTCAGAATTAACTTTTACGAAATTAGCGTATTGAGCCATTCCTACAGTTTCTGCTTTGATGAAAGTTTTGTTAGGAGCAACAGAATTTCTGAAGTCTAAGAAAGATTGTGCACTTGGGAATGCACATGTGTAATTTGCTGGTAGTGTAGCAGCAGGACCGTAGATAGTAATTGTATCATAATATCCAGATCCAGGAGCATAACCGGTAGCTCCGATTAATCCGGAAGAAGCAGTAACTAATGCATTAGCACCAGTTTGTCCAGCAGTTGCAGCGATAACTAAAGAAGTTACTCCTTTAACGGTTGCATATGGTAATGAATCTACGATAGGACCATAATAAGAAAGGTAATCTAAAGTTGTAGGAGCTTCACTTTCTAATGTGTGACCTACAAGGTCAATTAAATCTCCTGAAATTTCTCCAGGTTCGTCATCTAATTTATCGTTATCGAATCCTAAAAGTAAACCGGTTTTTGAAGTTTCTAGATTAACTAGATCTTCGATATACAAATTAGATCCGTTTTTATCTTGGAATTCCGGAAGTAAAGCTCCAGTATAAACTCCTAATACATTAACAGTATCAAGGTTTAAGAATGATTCAAGACCGTCTCTTTCAAAACCGTATTGATCTACGTAAGTCTTTTTAAGACCTTGTGCATCGAAATAAGGTCCAAATACAGGATCTATTGCAAGTACTGTGTAATTAGAAAAATCTCCTTCTACGATGATTAAATCGATCATATAATCACTAATATAATCATTTTCGTTCATGTATTCTGGGATTTGTCCAACTGCAAACCATTCTTTTGCAAGTATATTAAATCCTAGAATGTCAGATTTTCTTGCAATTACAGAAATAGTTTTTCTACCAACGTTAGCAACGTTAAGTAAACGTTGTTTAGTAACTGATTGAGAAGATCCGTTATTTGCATAATCAACTAAAGCATTAGGATCGACAAACCAGAATTTATCTTGGTTAAAGAAACTAGAAACTGGAGAAGATACAGTTGGTGAGTTAGTCATTGATGCAGAAGTCGAGATAGACTTAAATTGTGATTTGTCTGCATCTGTTAAATTAAGAAGGTTCAATACAATAACCGGACCTCTATCTAGACATGTAAGAACGGTTCTATGAAAATAAGATCCTTTTCTTTCAAGCGCGGTATCAATATCACCAAAAACTGTTCTAAAGAAAGTTGAATCCTGAACGAATACTGGAGTATTGAAAGGACCTTTCTTAGAGAATCCGATGATTAATCGAATAGTCTCAGAAGGGATACTGATAATTTGGCTCTTATCAAATTCTAGACGATATACGCCAGATGACTTGAATTGTTGTAAACTTGGTGAAAGTGCCATTTGTTATACTATTTTTTTAGGTATATATCTTCGTTCCGAAATTATTTTAGATTAGAAGAAATCATAGTTTCCATCATCCCTATCTGTGCTTTCTAACACTTCGTCGATGGCTTTTTGGTAAAGAGGATCAATAAAATCATAATACTCTTCAATAATTTCCATAAAATCTAACGTATCAAAGAATGAAGAACTGTTGATTATAGTCATCATAATATCGTCGTTTCCTGTCTGTGCTGAATAGGTTCCATTAGGATTTCTTGAGAATAGCTCGGCTTCTTGTATAGATCGTTTCTCTTTAACGATTATTCTTCCTTGAGATATTAACTTTTTAGCTTTCTCGCAATAAAGCTTTTTGGAATCTTTTTGAATTCGCAATCCAGGATTCTTGGTTTTAGCACCAACTCTGTGATAGTATCTAACAATAACTTCTTCATCGAAATCATTGCTTGACGGATATAAAGTGACCATGTTTTTTAGAAGATGAGATCCGTATGTATTGTATTCAACAATCAATCGAAGGTTTTCTTGATTAAAAACATCAACTGTTAACGAATAAAGTATTTTAGAAACATCATCTATGTTATGTAAATTAGAACGGAATATGCCAACTTGTTCAATTCCGAAAAAATCAGATATTGAGCTCGGAGAGGTTACTTTTTTGATTTCATCTTCTGATAGGCAATTCACTTGGAATATATTGAAAACCGTATAATCTCGTCCGATACCTTCGGAAAGATCTATTGTCATTACAAAGAAATTTTCTTCGTTGTCGATATCAGCAATATCAAATTCAGGATCCCATCGTAAACCAGAATAGTCAATACAAATATCATCTAGTGGATCGATTTCTCTAAATTCAAAATCTCTTTCAAATCTCTTAAGTCTTAGTAACTCTTC